TGTATTTAAAATGGGATGTCATCACGCAATGGCTCATCTTTTGGTGGCGGCGTATCATCTTGTTTTGCTTGGCTGCGTTGCCCTTGTCCTTTGGGTTCACGCTTTAGAGATAGAAACTTGTTGCCATCTTTTGATTCAGCACGCCATGCAGCTAGTCGCATGTCGCCATCCATAGGGCCAGAGTATGCTGGCTGCTTGTTATCTTCAGTAGCATCTTCATTCATGTACAGCACACCGACACGCTGATAGACCACGAATACATCGCGGCCTTGCTTGTCTGTATCTGTAACAAAGGCAAGTGACTTCTTGCCATTGCCATCGAAGTCAATGCTACCAGTAAGTAACAACTTCTGTTGCTCCATTGGGGGGAACACAGCCCCCCGGTTGGTGTTATCGTAATCCATTAAAATGCTTCCTTTTTAACAGGGGTAATATGTCTAACTTCTTTTTTGTTAGATGAAGATGCATCGTTGGCATCGTCATCTTCTGATGGCAAACCAAGCAGGGATTGCAACCCATAGCGTTTTGCATAGGTGATACCACTGCCCATCTTTTGTGGGTTGCTTGGATCAGCTGATCTTACAGGTGTGCGAGATACACGCTCTTCATTGGAAGGTGCATGTATAAGCACAGTGCGAACAAACGTCATGCCTGTGTCACCATGAAACTCAAAATCAATCTCTTGTGTAAAGCAGATGCCGAACTGTGTAGCTTCTGTAGCTGCATCAATCACAGCTTCGAGAGAAGCGTAATTGCTTTTGAAGTGTGGATTCTTGGAATCCTTGCTTGCTTTGATTGCTAGCTTTTGGAACTCAAGCAACGCTGATGCTAGCGTTGTAGTCTTTGATGTCTTTTGTTGTGTCATGATTGTACCTCATTCTTGACTGTGATGCGGCATGCGCCGCGTTTATCGCGCTTGATTGTAAGCAGATCACAGAACACCTCACGTTCGTCATCCATAACCAAGGAACGCAATTCTTTTTTAGATGCTTCATGCTTCTTTGCATTAGCAACAGTTAGTATATAGTCATGTGCTAATGACATAAAGTGGTTGTCACCATTAGCATCTCTAGCTTTAAGACCATTGATCTTAACTTGTGACCAGTCAATCTTCCATGTGTCTATGTCATAGCTTGGCTCTGTCTTTGATGTAACCAGATGCCAGAACTCTTGGCATCGTTTAATAACAACATCAAAGTATTCTTGGTCGTAACTTATTGAGCAATACTCTATGTCATTACCAAGTATGACAGACAGATATGCCTGATCGTGATGTGACAATGCCATGTATAGCTGTATCTGTGGCATGTAGGTGTCGATCATGTCAGACATTGATCGGTTGCTGCTTGTGTGTTTGCATTCCAGAATAGAAGTATTACCCTCTTCTGATGTTACAAATGCATCAACCATACCTTTGAATGGCACACCATTAATTACACGCTTAAGCTCTTGCTGTTGTTGTGATGCTTCATGCCCTGTGTCACGACAGAACCAGTCGATGTTGAATTGTTCTGTGTATGAGCCAAGCTGCACCTTGAATATGTGGTCAAGATTGTCGGCCTCTTTCTTGCCGACCTTGACTTGCCATAAGTCATGCCAGTCTCCACGCATAATGCTGTAAAGATCTGACCCTCCGATAAACCCTGTTCTAATCATGATACCTCCTAAGTCTATGGCGATGTGGCTTCGCGGTGATTTTGGGTGACACCACATCGCCTATCGACCAGACAAAGCCGTCACAAGTCACACCCAAAACATACTGCATTATTGCACCTCTATATATATTTTTCAACACGATAATATAATTTGTCGTGTAATAGTTTTCGTATTCGGAACTGCCATTCGATGTGAGTATAGAACTCAGCAAATGAAGGCCAGAACTTTGCACGTTTTGTAACCTCGTCGAAAGCATACATAACTATGTCAGCTGGATATTTTTCTAACTCACTGGTAAGTGCTTTACGTTTGATGTCCATCATCTTGGGGTCAAAGTTATTAGCCAATGTTACAATAGTGGCAAGCATGGTTAGCCGCTGTTCGATTTCTGTGGTCGGCAGCGGCACCATGCTTTGCTGTACTTTATTGTAAGCATCAATAATATTCTCAGCATTTTCATCACCAATCTTAAAATCTACAATTTCGAAGTCTTGGTTATGTTTAGTTTCAAGTGATAGAAGCAATGAACTCACCGAATCTATCACTCTGCTTGTCACCTTTGTTGGATTTGCTACTTCTTGTAGACGAGCGAGTGCTGTTGCTTGCTGCGAACTCGACAGCTTTTGTACACCAGTTGCTGTAGGCTTTGTCGAGGTTGACGAATGCCGAGCCTTTGGATTGATGGTAGTCACAGAATTTATTTGTTTCATTGCCATGGTTTATCTCAACGCCAGCATGACGCTTGTTGATACGGCTGATTACTTCTGGTGAAGGTTGCCAATCATCAGGTACATGCATTTTGCGATTCCTCTTTGGTATTATATTAGGTTCTAATAGGTTACTGTCTATGTCAGAGACAGGTCTGTCTCCCACATAGACACGGTAGGTTGTTGACTGGAACGGATTTGTTTCACGTGAAACATACCCTGCGTCTATCAATGTGTTTAGTTTTTTAGCTACAGTTGATCGACCCATACCTGTGCGTTTGGCTAGCGTAAATGTACTAGGCCAGCACACACATTGGTCATTAGCATAGTCACATAGCGTTACCAACAACCACTTAGCCAGAGGATCATCAATCTCTGACCGCATAGCATCAGCCATCAGACTAAACATTGTAGTTTTGTTTAGACCACATCACCAACTGCTGCCTACCTGATTCACCTTTGCGTTTGGTATCATCTACAATTACAAGCCCTTTTTCTTTTAACTGCTTGTATCGTGCAGTAACTGTGCTGTAACGGTATTGAGGTATTGCTGCTAACACATCATCAGAAATACACCCATCAGGGAACTGATCAATAGCATGCAGAACAATACGTTCCATTGCTGTTACATCAAGTTGTTCTGCTGCGGCGTGACTTGTTGATGGGTCATCATTGCGTACCAGTTTGTAAGCTGGTGTGGGTAGATCTATCTTTGGTAGATCCATTGATTCGAATAAGTCTTTCATGCGTGCCTCCTTGTGTTGCATATATGCAGTATATATTTGTGCATTGACAATATCAATACACATTATGCATCATGATTTGGGGCCTGATTCACCCCATCATGATGTACCTCAATGGCTGGATCGTTACCTCCCTGCGATCCAGCCAACTATTTTTGTAGCTATAGGATTGCTGACCTCAATGCATATAAAGTTGGGGCCAGACTTTTGTTTCAACAAATATATATCTGCTGGCTGTTCGTTGTGAGTTTTAGTTAAGAAACTAAAGCCACGACCTTCAGCTTGGTACTTTGATTCAGCTATCAAAACTCTGTCGGGGGTTTTGATTTGGATGTCTCCACTAAACTCTCCACCCAGCTGTCCTGAGAGAGGCTGCCTTTTCGCTTCGGCCCCGCGAGTTTGGAACCAGTCGACCCACCATCTCTCATGGTAGCTGCCTTTATTGCGTTGAGATGATCCCATTTATCTTCCTCATAACAGGTCAAACATAAGACAATATTACCACCTCGAACCACAAACCAATGTGTATCTGCTTGACAACAGACGCATTTAGCACTGCTTCCAATGGTGTCATACTTTCTTTTTGATTTCGATTTGGGCATCAAGCGCATCCAACCAGCATATTAAAAGGAAGTTAGATGGAACTCGCTTATACTGCTCCCACTTATGGATAAGGGAAGAAGCGCAACCGATGCGATCAGCTAGCTCTTCTTGTGATAAGCCATAGTCATTACGAAGAACAACCAGCCCACTTACAATAGCATGCCAGTTGTTACTTATTGATTTTGGTTTGTTGTAATGCGTAAAATCTGATCGCATTCATAACCTTTTCAGCAGTAGACAAACGTAAGTCACCACCAGCTATAGTTCTATAGTATGTGCTGGTGGGTACGTTTGCTAATCGGAATGCTGTGAGTATAGACACGTTGCATTCCGATGACGCTTTGATTAGTTGTTCCATATAACTTAACATGGAAACAACGTACTGCATCTATGCAACCATTGGCAAGGCCAATAATTCAGTAGTCTTTCTAAGCTGTTGCAGCCAGTTGGTATCGCCAAGTTTTGCTTTAGCTTGTTTTGCACCAGTGATTATAGTTGAGTGGTCTTTGCATAGCGCACGACCTATTTGTACAAAGCTGTTGCGAGTGCATTCTGTCGCAATCATATAGTAAATATATCTAGCGTTTACTATACGTTGCTCTCGGCGTGTAGATAATAATTCGTGTAGTTGTACGCCATTAGTTTTGCAAACAGCGCATATGATTTCATCTAAAGATGGGTAAACAACATCTTTATATGTCACATCATACATGCGGTGCGTATCTTTCTTCTCGAACACATCATCAAATCTAGGCATTATGATTCCTCCTTTGGGAATGCATTGTACAAAGCCCAAAATGCAGTTTGCAATGCACGTGGCGTTTCTGGGTTGTATAGGTCATAGCTTTCTGACCATTGCTGTTCAAATTCTAGCAACGCAGTTCGTGCTGTTTCTATTGCTTCTAATTGATCTGGCCTCATGCTTTTCATAGCTATGCGTCTATCATATTGCGCTTGTTCGTATGGCTGCATGTTCTCATAGTTCTTTGGTCTACCAACTTTACCCATTGTTCAACCTCCCATTGATCATCGCTTCATGATCATACTGTTCATCTTGCATTGGCTTGATATGTTTATCTTCCCATGCTTGAGTGGCGCGAGTGACAAATCTATCTTCTTTGAAGTTAGCAT